TGATAACCACCAGACTGTGACGCTAGTAACGCTTCTACTTCTTTTTTGTTTAGCGGTTTATCTTCTGGTTTATATGTACCATCGCCTCTTTTTTTAGCTCCTTCCAGACCGAAACTGGCAAGTGCCCCCGTTAGAAGTGAAGCAGGGAAAGTGATGTCTTTAGGTTCGTTACTATAGCCTGGGATTGAAATATAGTTAAGAGAAACTATAAATCCACTCCAAGCAACAACAACAAGCCTTACTACAACTGAGATAAAAGCTAATTGTTCCTCTTTGTCTGTAATGTTTTCTTTCAGTTTTT